TGAGGTCTTTGTCGACATCTCGGTCGTCGTACGAATAGAGACCGACTCGCACGCGGGTGCTGGTGTCGTGCGAGACATTCTGGTTGTGTCGGAAGTCGGTGGCGGACGTGCTGGTGATCGTTTGGGACAACGAAAAGTCCTGCACATTGTCTTCGCCGTAGCCAACAACGTTGACTATGAATTCGCCTGCAGCCAGAAGCACGGGACTGACGGTGAAACCCGGAGGCGGATTAAACTTGGTCCCGACCGCCAACGTCGCTTTGCACTCGAGAATTGGTGAGTGGGTGTCGTGAAGTGAGGTGTAGCCTATACGGTTGTGGTACTCAGGAGGCACATGGTGTATCTCCTGGCCGTTGCAGGTAACGCGGGTCTTGCCTTCGACGTAGGCAAACAGGTAGGAGTTCGCCAACACGACAGGTATGGGTGGCTCAATGACCAAATCTTGGTCTGCGGCGGATACGGCACCGACGAAGAAGTCCCAGCCAATGTTCAGCCAGGATTTTTCGGCCTCTTCTTCGACGGCGGTTTCGGCGCCTTTGACGACGCTTTTGAGGCCAGAGAACAATGCCTGGCCCCAACCGCCACCTTGAGCAACGTCACCATCGCCCTTCTGAGGGATGGTGGCAACGTCGCCTTTGACTGTCACGGTATGGACGTCGGGACTGCGAACATTCGCAGTTGCGCCGGTTCCAATGACAGGGTAGGCGACGCTGGGCGTGGCCGTGAATTGCAATAGGGCTGGTTGGGGCGATACCAGGCCTTCTAGAACAACAACGTAGTCGAGGACCAGGACACCAAGTGTCAGGTCGGCTGCCGTTTCGGACCACGAGAGACAGGCCTTCGCTTGGTAAAGCGCTGACACTGTGCTGTGCTGTGACGGGTCGATGAAATACCATTTCTTGGCTAGTGTCTTGTCAATGCGCGTGGCAAGGGGAGTATGCACTGCTCCAAAAGCACCAGCCTCGAGTTGGTTCCAGGCCGTAACATCGGGCGGCATGACGTACCTCGGGTCGTCGGCGAGGGCAATGCCGACGAGGCCAGGGGTAGAGGTTCCAACAAGCGGCTTATAGCGGAGGCGCAGTTTCAAGAACTGGTACCTGCCGAATGCCGTGGCAAGGGCCGCAAGGCGGCCGAAGTGTTGGTTGCCGGGGTTCAACAGCCACGCGATGCTCGGGTCGAGCTGGGCTGAGGAACTTATGTCGTCGGAGCGCACGCGTTGTAGCGTGACGGATCCGGTAATTTGCAGCATGTCCTTGCCTAACGCTTTAAAGCCCATCGGTGGATGGCCACCACCCGCAGCGCCATAAGCAGCAGGGGTGTTGGGGTTGGCGGAACGACGCTGGCTCCTGTTTTTACGCCGTCTTGGTTGGACGGCGACGGTGCGGACGGTGTCGGCACGCGGTCGAATTCTCTTTTGTTTATTTCTGTTTTTGTTTTGTTTTCTCATGATAGTTGGTTATTTATCGGTCGGCTAGATAAGCAGCAAGGGACACCAATCCCATTAGTGACATGGCTGCTGACCGGCTATGCGATCCGTGCATTTGCCCCATCGGCCATGGTCTGTTCCTAGGTTACCAGCCCGTACGGGAGACCGTCCTTGACGATGGGTGCACAGACTGTCACTCCGGTCTGTTTATTGTTTTATTGAGAGAATTGTTACTGCAAAGGGCGGGGTTGTAAGGCCCGTGGGTATGTGCCCTGTGATAAGCGGCAATCGGGGTGGAAAGCCGGCTACAAGTCACGGTCGATGATCACAGTGACGATGTTG